AATAAATTACAAGGAATGATTGGTGGCGTTGGTGGCGGCGGAAACGTAAACGTTACGGGATCAGTTCGTGTCGATGGTCAAGATTTACTTATTGCAATTGAACGCGCTAATGAAACGGCCGGTCGAATATATTAAAATAAAATTATGGCGTACGGGATTAAATACCGCTTAATATTTTCCGATGTTTTAGGTTACGGAAAAAAAGTTGAAATATTAAAAAAAGATTATACCGGTGACGTATTGCCAATGATTGGCGGCGCAAATCCCGTTCAAATTTCGTGGCAATCGTCAAACGATTTTTATAAACCCATTATTGGTTCAAAATGTACTTTGCAATTAATGGTTACCGATAGCGTACAATATGACGATTTTTATAAGTTTGACGAACGCGAATATAAGGTTGTTGTTTACTATGCGCAAAGCCAAGGCGAAATATTTGCAAACCGCGTTGAAACCGACGGTGGAACGTGTGAATCTTTTGAATGTATTGACAACGTTTTAACTAATTTAAGGGAAAATTTTAAACAATACGAAATTGATGAATACCTTAATCAAATAAGAGATCGCGCAGCATTTTACGAAAACAATCAAACAACAGTTGACATTTTAACAGAATTTCAAGATTCAGATGATTTTTATTTATGGACTGAATATTGGTCCGGATTTTTAGTTGTTGACCGTTACAAAGAAAAAATGATGTCACCGCCTTTTGGTGTTACATTTAACGCATTTGACGGTTTAGGAACATTAAATAATTTTCAAGCACCTTTAAAAGAAACATACGACGGAACACCGGGTGTTTTTTATAATGACGCCGAAAGGATTGATTTAATATTGTCTAATTTAGATTTAGATTTGGACGTTTATTATATTAATGACATCCAACGCGACAGAATTGTCGGAAGTACAATATTAAATTTTCCAGAGTTTACAACATTTCCGCCCGGTTTAAGAGAGCAAATAAATGGATATGATATATCTAACGCAAAAGACCAATTAACATTGTTGTTAGCAAGTTACAATATGAGAATATTTCAGTCATATAATAAATGGTATATTATAGAAGCGTCAAATATTTTTGATAATAATGTTAAAAATATTATATACAACGAAATTCAATCAACGGGAATTGTACCCACGAATATAAGACAGAAAATAAATGCACAATTACAAAACACTAAAAAAGAATATTTAAAAACTTTAAAATATGTTGATGGTGTTTATACTTCTGAATCAATTGAAAATTTACTTTACGAAGCGCCAAATAAATTAATTCCTTTAAAAACGGATTTATCTAAAGAATTTTTACAACCAATAAATAAAATTATAACCGACGAAGTAAATGACAATGTTACAAATGCCGGTTTTAACGCGGGATTTGAATATGGAACAACCGGCTTTTCATTAAATGGAACCGCGCCAAATGGTGTGACTTATAACAACAGGGCGGAATTAAACGAGGGCGGCGTTATTTTACAAGGTAATAATTCATTAAAATATTCAGTTACAACACAATTTCCAAATTTGACGCCATTTTTTCAAATGGAAACTTTTCGAATTTCTAACATTTTAAATGAAATAGAAAATTACAAATTAAAATTTAGTTATTACGTTGAAATTGATTCAACAACAGATTCGCCAATAACAAACAAAATTGAATATTGGGCGCGAATGATTAGGGTTTCAAATACTTCACAATATAGAGATTGGGACAATGAAAATAAACGTTGGGTTTCTGAAGATGAATTCCCAAATAATGTATCAAGTTTTGCTGAACAAACTGATTTCAATAAATGGAAAGAAGTAACGGTTAGTTTTAATACTGAAGATTTAGATTTTACAAATGTTGAAGTTGACTTTGTTTTGACTTTTTGTTCAACACAATGCACCGATTCAAATTATATAACGACTTATTTTGACAATATACAAATTGTTTATGATGATGGAATTTCAAGTGCTACAAAAAGGGATTTAATTACTCAAATTGACAACAACCAAATTTATACAACAGAAAAAACAATTAAACGTCAAGTTCCGGTCGCCGAAAGCTATAAAGGTTTTTTAAGAACGCGCGACAATTACGGAACGTTTTCAACCACAAACTATTTTAAAAATATTTATGAAATAGAAAACCAAAACATTGCTAATGACTTCAGAGAGTTTGTCACACGTTACGACGGTACATTTAGAAATAAAAAATCACAACCATTATCAATGCACAACAAATTGTGGTTTAATTGGGTTAATTATGAGAGTGATCCGCAATCAACAATTATTGACGGAATAAAATATGACATTAAAAATGCTGAATATAAAATAAAATCACATTTACCAAACGATGACGATGATGTTGACGTGATAAATACCATAAAATAAGACATTGTTTTTGTTTGTCGGCCGTCGTATTTTCTTTTGAATTGCGGCGGTTTTTTTGTAAATATTTTTTTTATTTGAAAATTATTTTTTATTTTTGTAGTCAATTATAAAAAAGAAAACAATGTTTGAAACCCAATTCAAGGCGGAAATGAAACGCCTTAATTTAAAACGTTATGACGTTTGCGAATTACTACAATGCACAATGCCAACGTTAAAATCAAGACTACAAAATCCGGAATCATTTACCATTGGCGAGGTCATTATTTTGCAAAGTGCGGATTTTAATTTGTCACAATTTGAATTAAAAATAAACGATTAAATTTTAGAAAATGAAAACAATAAACATTAAAGGAAAAAATTACATTACAGTTAACGAGAGGTTAAAACACTTCAGAACCGAACCAACATTTGAGGGTTGGCAAATAAACGAACAGTTGGTCCACATTGACGAAAAGGAAGGTATTTTTAAAGTCACAATTTGCGATACAAAAGGCGTTGAAATGGCGTCAGCGCATTCGCAGGAATATCGCGATTCGTCATATATAAATAAAACGTCGTTTGTTGAAAACGGTTTCACGTCCGCATTGGGCCGCGCATTGGGATATTTAGGCATCGGCATTGATACGTCTATTGCGTCAGCTAATGAGGTTCAAAACGCCGTTAAAAATCAAGACAACGACAATAAAAAGTGGTTAACAGAAGCGCAACTAAAAGCAACGTTAAAAGCTACAAAAGAACAAGCGGAAAAGGTATTGTCCGGCTTTAAAATGAAAAAAGAATACCGAGAACAAATAGTTAATAAATTTAATATCTAAAATCAAAAACAATGAGTTACGAACACAAAAACGGAAACGGAAGTTTATTCAAAAACACCAACAAGACAAGCGAAAACCAACCGGATTATTCGGGTTCAATAAAGCTACAAGACGGCACGAATCAACAAATCGCGGCATGGGTTAAGGACGGCGCAAAAGGCAAGTTCTTTTCAATTAAATTATCCGATCCATACGTTAAGCCGGAAACGGCACAAGTCGCCGAAACAAGCGACGATTTGCCATTTTAATCGACCAAATGACAAACAAAACGAAAAGCGGTTTCAGATATGAGGCCGTTTTTTTTATGTTAATGTTTTGTAAATTAAAAATATATTTTTAGTTTTACATTATCAATTTTAAAAATGAAAACAATGAATATGGAAACAATGTATTTTTTGTATTTGCGGATTGAGGCAATGCAAAAGAAAATCGAAAAACTTGAAATGACAATTTCAGAACTAAACGGACAATTTTTAGTTGACCGTAATATTGACGAGAAAAAATTATTACAATGAAAGCACAATTTGATTCAAACGAAAAATATCATTCGTCGCCGGGAATCAGCGCGTCGGGTTTAAAAGCAATACATAAAAAATCGGTATATCATTTTTTAAATCAAAAACCATTTGAGAGTTCGGCAATGGCGTTGGGGACTGCGGTTCATTGCGCAATGTTAGAACCGGAAATGTATTACAAAGATTTTCACGTTATGCCGAAAATTGACCGCCGTACAAAAGCGGGCAAAGAGCAATTCGCCATTGAACAAAAAAAGGCCGAAGGAAAAAAGTTGGTTTCTTTTGATGACCACCAAAAAATCACTAAAATATTGGACAACTTTCGAAATCACGATTTGGCGCAACAATATTGCAAAGGCGAAATCGAGTTGTCACACTATTTAAAACACGAGGGTTTAGACGTGCGCGTTCGTCCCGATTGTTTGAACCGCGTTGAAAACTTTATTTCAGACGTTAAAACGTGTCAAGACAACGCACCAATGGCTTTTCGTCGTGACGTTTACAAATACGGCTATCATTTACAAGCGGCGTTTTATATGGATATGTGCGGCGTTGATTCCTTTAAATTTATAGCGGTTGAAACCAATTACCCGTTTTCGGTTGAGGTGTACACATTAAGCGATGAAATGATTGAACAAGGGCGCAAAGCGTGGAAACGTGCGTTTGCTGATTGGAAAATTTATTGTGACACCGGCATTGTTTCGGGGTATATTTGGAATGATTTTCACGATGACGGTAGTTTAATATTATAAAATAAAAAAATGAAATTAGAATATTTAGTAAAAAAAGTAAATAAACATTTTGAATGTGACATAACAACAAACACCCGCGAACGTGATATTGTTATGGCGCGGGGTGCATTTTTTTGGCTTGCAAAGCACGTCAGCAAAAAATCAGTTAAAAAAATCGGTGAGGCCGTCGGACGTGATCATGCGTCGGTTGTTTATGGTTTGCGAAACTTTAACGATTGGTTAAGGTTTGACGAATTTTTTAAGTCAGAGTTTGAAAGTTTAAAAATTCAAATTTTGTCAGATTTCAAAGCGGAAAAATTAACGCCGGAATCAATGTTGTATAAATACAATAATTTAGTTATTGAAAACGATATTTTAAGAAACGAAATAAAAAAATTAAAAAGGATATAAAATGCAAATAAAAATAAAAATCAAAGAGATCAAAAAAGACCATTTCGAATTGTCATTCAAAACGTATAAACACGAATTAAGTGGAACGTTTGAAAAGGCGGAATTAAGAAATATCATTGAAACATTAGACAACGCAATAATATAATGGCGAACCCTTACGAAAAATATTTGGGCGGTGAAGATAAATTGCAACGGGCAATTATGAATTATTTAATAATGCAATACCCCGATGCTATTTTTACACACCCTATGAATGAGGGTAAACGAAGCAAGTTCGAACAATACAAAATAAAGTATTTAGGCGCGAAGCCGGGAATTCCCGATTTATTGATATTTACACCAAACAACGTTTTTAGCGGTTTAGCGGTCGAATTAAAATATAAATACAACAAACCTACGGACAACCAAAAAAAGTGGCTTAAATGGCTTGAAAATTGCAAATGGGCGGTATATTGGACCAATGATTTCGACGATTGCGTGAATGTCATTGACAAATACTTTAAAAATGAATTAATCAACCAACCAAAAAAATGAAATATCACACAGTTTACTTTGACGCGGAAAATCAAAAAATCCGTTTCACACAATCATCGCCGGATAATTTAGCGGTCACCTATGAATATGTAGGCAAATCAACGCGTGTTGAATTCGACTTATTAATTGAATTACTATGGTACAAATACGAGGACGGCGAAATTCCTTTGGATCAACTAAAAAAGATATTCGACGAACTGCGTTCCTTTTGTGACGACATAAAATATAATTTGATTTTGTAAAAAAAACTTTTACTTTTGACAGAATGGAAAACAAAAACTACTACGCAATTATACCGGCGCCGGTGCGCTATTGTAAATATTTAAAAGCAAACGAAAAATTAATGTATGGCGAATTGACCGCATTGTCAAACGACAAAGGGTTTTGTTTCGCGTCCAATGAATATTTTTCAAATCTTTACGACGTTTCAAAAACGAGCATTTCAAAATGGATTTCTAATTTGGAAAAGAACGGTTTTATAAAAATTAAAATGATTTATGAACGTGGAACAAAGCAAATAAAACAACGCCGAATTTACATTGCACCCCTATTGAAGAAAACTTCAATACCTATTGAAGAAAACTTCAATACCCCTATTGAAGAAAAGTTAAAGGATATATATATACTAACTAATAATAATAATATAAATAATAATAATAGTACAAAATCGAAAAAGCGCCAATATTCAGAAAAAACAACAAAGGCGTTTTCGCATTTTGCAGCATTATTTCCTTTAAAATATAGACCTAAAACAGACGCACAAAAAAACAAATGGTTGGATTGTTTGGATAAAATAGAACGTTTGGACGGCTACAATTTACGCGAGGTTTACAATGTTTCAAAAGAATTAAGGAATGACGAATTTTGGCAAAACAATTTTTTATCAATTCTTAAATTAAGAAACACCGATAAAAACGGAATTAAATACATTGACCGTTTTATGGTTCAGCACAAGGCAAAACAAAAACCGGTTGGCTTTCAAAAAATAAAAGGGTTAAACGAATTTTTTGTGTATCGAAATCCGGCAAGCGGTCAAAAAGAAATTGGCGCCAAAACTAAAAATGGTGATATTCACGAATTCCAAATTCGCGGTTTAATGATGACAAACGAGTTTCAAGAATTAAAACAATACGTTTTGAATGGCTAAATTAAAAAAACAACCAATTAGAGATTGGACAAATTATGTCATTGGTTTTGAATGCAAAAAAAAACAAATTAAAATTATTATGTGCGAAAAATCGCAAGCGGACAATTTAATTTCTAAATATCATTATTCAAAAAAAACCAACAAAAAATTCATTTTTAAATATGTTAGTTTATTATAAAAATAATATTAACGGCGCATTGCAAATTGGTTATGGAATAAGACCGGATATAAACGGAGAATTTAAAAAAAATGAAATTGCAGAATTTGATCGAATGTGGTTGTCAGATATTATGCCAAAATATTCGGAAACAATAACTTTGTCATTGTTACATAAATTTTTAAAAATACGATATAAAAATTTAAAAGCGTTGATTTCTTATTGTGACACAAGCGTTGGAAATAATGGAACAATATACAAAGCCGGAAATTATAAATTAATTGACGAATTAAAAGCGGATTTTTATATTTTAGAAAATGGCGAAAGAATTCACCCGGTAACAATGTGGCATCGCCACAAAACAAGAAAATGGGAATTTTTAAAAAAAATATATCCAAACATAAAAAAAGCAAACGGCAAACAATTAAAATTTATTTATTATTTATAAAAAATATAACATACCAAAACAATTAAAAAATGACGTGTGGACGTTTTTAAATGAAAATAACATTGGAAATCGTTTTGAAGGTAACGGCAACAAAGAACAACAATTTGTTGGATTAGTGGGCGAAATAATGGTCAAACGTTTATTTGGTTTTGATCACGAATTTAAAAAAGGCTTTGACGGCGGTTTCGATTTTCAGTACAAAGGATTTAAAATTGACGTGAAGACAATGGGCCGAAACGTTGACGTTAAAGACTATTTTGTAAATAATTTTGTGGCGCATCAAAAACAATTTGACTGCAATATTTATATTTTTTGTTCACTAAACAAACAGTCTAATGAATTGACCATTTGCGGGTTTTTAAGCAAAAAAGAATTATTAAAATTAGCGGTGTTATATAAAAAAGGCGTTAAACGTACACGTTCAAACGGTACAACCTTTAAAATGAAAACAGATACTTACGAAATAAAAAACAACCAACTTAAAAATATTGAAAAATTATTTTACTATATACCTAAATATTAAAATAAATTTTTAATTTAGCGAAAACAATAGAGTTCGAGAATGGGACCGTTAAGCTACTTAACGGGACATAAAACAAAAACATAATGAAAACATTTCACGATTTCGGAATCGACGTCGGCAATAAGTCAACCGGCAAAATTAAAACACAATGTCCACAATGCAGCACAACGCGAAAAAACAAACGCGACAAATGTTTGTCCGTTGATATTGATAAAGGTTTATTTAATTGTCACAATTGCGGTTGGGCCGGGACAACAAAATTTGAAAAGAAAAAAGAATACATACGTCCGCAAAAAATAAAAGTTAATTTAACCGAACGCGTTGTAAAATGGTTTGCAAATAGAGGCATAACAGAACCAACACTTCAACATTGGAAAATCGGCGAATCATTAGAATATTTCCCACAAGTGAACGCCAAACGCCGCGCAATTAATTTTAATTATTACCGCGAAAACAATTTGGTGAATGTTAAATATCGTGACGGCCAAAAGAATTTTAAAATGGTTTCCGGCGCTGAATTAATATTTTACGGTTTGGATAATATTAAAACAATGGAAAAAATTTACATTGTTGAAGGCGAAATTGATGCGTTGTCACTTCATGAAGCGGGCATCTATTCAGTTTGCAGCGTTCCAAATGGCGCATCAAAAGGGAATCAACGTTTGGAATATTTAGATAATTGTTTTCAATACTTCAAAGACAAAACAGAAATCATTCTTTGCACCGACAACGACAATCCGGGAATCGAACTTCGCAATGAGTTGTCACGACGATTTGGTGCATACCGTTGCAAATACGTTGATTTTGGCGACTTTAAAGACGCTAACGAGATATTGACAACAAAAGGCGCTGAAGCGCTGCGAAACGTTATAAAAACGGCTAAAAACTTTCCGTTGGAAGGTGTGCTAAATATCGAAAACATTTGGGATAATGTTTTAAACTATAACGAAAACGGCGTCAAAAACTATTCAATAGGTTTACCAAACGCCGATACATTTTTTAAAATGGAATTGGGCCAATGGTCAGTTGTGACAGGAATACCTAATTCGGGTAAATCCGACGTAATGGATCAAATTTGCTGCAATTTAGCAACACGATACGATATGCGCTGCGCTATGTTTGCGCCGGAATCATTTCCGTATGAAGGCCATATCAAACGCATTGCAAATAAATTAAACGAAGTTAATTGCACCAACGAACAACTAAACCAAACAAAAGATTTTATACAAGACCATTTCTTTTGGGTTAAAATAGATTTGGAAAACTTAACGTTAAAAGGCATTTTAAACGCATTTAAAGAATTAGTATTTCAAAAAGGAATAAATGTTTGCGTGATTGATCCGTGGAATATGCTTGACCATTCAGCGCAAAAGGACCATTCATATATTGGGCGCGCATTGTCTGAAATAACGCAATTTTGCCAACAAACAAACACACATTTGTTTTTAGTGG